GTGCAATTTCTCGCAAGGTCATGGCACCATGCTCTTTGACGGCAAGCAGTGTGCAGTTTAAATCATCCTCATAATCTAAGTACATCCGACAATCAGTATTCGGACAAGAAACATCAAGCTTCTTACATAATTTAGCGCATTCTCTCATAACTCTGGATTCTCCTTTTCGATAATATCGAATATGTTTTCAATTTCGTTTGATGCAAAGGTCTTTGCAGTCTCACGGCTCTCTTCTCGCTCTTTCTTCGTCACCTTCTGTTGTCTTCCGCTCTGTCTTCCATCGCTCTCCTTGTATGAGTCAACATACTCCATCAGGCTGGGGTCTTCCTCAAGATACCCCGTCACCAAGGCTCTAAAGAACTCACCTTGACCTATCCCGTCATACTGTAACTTAATCTTCAATTCAGCATGACGTTTATCAGTATCAGTGAACAAAATCTTTTTGTCTGTCTTGCCGTACTCCATCAGCGATACCTCTTAAGAATGTGTGCAGAACTTTCTGTCTGCCCTGCATCAGTCTGTCGAATGAAATTTGCCTTGGAGTGTAGCTCATGGATAGACCGTGCGCCTGAATAAGAAAGCCCGCTCTTAATGCTGCCCTTCATTTCTTCAAGAATTTTATTTGCATCGCCCTTCCAAGGCACCATGCTTGTGATTCCTTCAGGAGAAGACGACTTCTTGCGCCAATCCATCTGAGCGTCCCGACTAGCCATGCCTCGATACTGTTTAAAGTTTCCTTCGGGTGTCTTAAGAAGCTTGCCCGGTGCTTGGTCAGTGCCCGACAACAACGAACCAACCATAACAAAGTCTGCGCCAGCAGCCAGCGCCTTCACCACATCACCAGCACTTCTAACCCCACCGTCAGCAATAATTTTTACATCCCCTGTCCACTCAGAACGAGCGCACTCAAAGATAGTGTGCAGCCCCGGCACACCATGACCTGTCTGGACTCTGGTTGTGCAGATGCTACCACCCCCGATGTTACACCGAACTGAACTAGCACCCCACTCTGCCAAAGCATCGAATCCCTCAAGGGTTGCAACATTTCCTGCCATGATATGAAAATCTGGGAATTTTTGCCGCAAAATTTTCAGAGCCTTTTTGGTAAGAGCGTGGTGCCCATGCGCCACGTCGATACACAGTACACTTGCACCAGCCAGCACCGCCATCTCAGCCCGTTCAATAAAATCTCCCGTCACACCAATCGCTGCACCGACAATAGCATCAGCATCAAGACATTCAAAATGCCTGCACTGCGCCTCAATAGAATTGTATCTATGAATGATTGCCATGCCGCCGTTGGCATCCATCGCAGCAGCCATTGGCGAAGTAGAAATAGTGTCCATCGGACTTGCAATAATTGGAAGCTCCAACCTAAGATTGTGATCTAAGCTGCTACCAATATTAATCTCAGACCTAGATTCAATATCGCTGTACTGTGGCACCAACAACACATCTTGATATGTCAGTGCCTCCTTGCCAGCAATGTCTCTATAGTATGTGCTCATTTTTAATTCCTTTAGTTGTCAGCGTGAACATTTTAGGGAAGTTCCCACCCATTAGTGACGTGTACTCTGGTCGGAAGACCACCACTGCCGAAGGGAACGGGCAAGCACTCTTCATACCAGAGAACTTTAAACGCCCCTTCACAAAAAATATTTCGTGTGCCCTCATGCAATATTCGTGCCAGTATTTTGTGTCTGTCCTAGCAGGAACCAGACACACAACCACTGTCCCTTCTTTCTTACTCTCAACATAAGCTTTCTGAATCCATTTATTAATTCCTCTTCCGTATGGAGGATTCATAAAGACGCTCTCGCCTCTCCATGATTGAGCCAGCCCGTCATCATCGACTGTAAAATATTTCTTACATTTAGCCGTAGCGTGTGAAGCACACGGATCTAAAGTAAATTTATACCTTCGGTCAAGCTCATCATAAAAATCTTGCGGTGTTTCCCAATCGGTCTTCTCCGAACTGAAACCTACCGCACCTACTTCCTTACTCCACAGCTTTGCTGGCATCTTTGAACTCCTTAATTATTTTTTGAGCAGTGCCCCAACAATGAGGACAATATAAATTTACTTTATCTTCTCTGACTACCACGAACCAAGATGATACCATCTCTTTATCTTTCTTGTTAAATGGTTTCTCACAAGCAAGACAAGTCTCTTCAATTTTATCAAACATATTCATTTTCTGTTTGATTTCTTTCTCTAGTCTTTTATCTTTCTTGGACATTATTCCCCCGTACTTCCTAGCGCACCATCGCCACGCTTGCTCATAGTAATAGTTTCCCAACCATACAAATCTCCATTGCGAGTTTCCAACGCCCTAAACTGTACAGTTGATAGCATCACCAACTGAGCAATCTTCGTGCCCGGTTCAATAAACTGTTGTGTTGTACCTATATTGTGAAGGTCAACGAACACCTCACCATCATAACCACTGTCGATACAATGCGCTCCGACAACCAAGCACCGCTTCGCTGCCACACCAGAACGATTCATTACCTGTAGCATGAACCCGTGTGGGATACCAAACCTCAGCCCGGTCTGCAACAATTTGTTTTTGCCGGGATCAATCTCTGCTGCTTTGCCATCTTCAGGACAAAAGAACACATCCAACCCTGCATCGCTTGGGTTAGCTCGCACTGGCGGCGTAACATCTTCTCTTACTCTGCTATATTCAATAATCATTTGTTTCTCCTTAGCCCAACAATTTAAAGTTGTGCTTCAAACTTCTTGAACTGAATCCCCACTGAGGATCATAATCAAGCTTCGCCATGTACGGGCGATTGATGTGAATTGTATCTCGGTCTGGGTCAACACCCCAACACTTAATAGATGTGAGTGTGCTGGTCGCATCTGTCACCTTAAGAATCCAGTAGACCTTTCCGTGCTTTGTCTTCTTCGGAATGACCTCCCTCGGAACGAACCATGCCACACCTATATCTACATCGAACTCACCCAAAGGTGGAACAACATGAGACTCAAGCTCTTCCCTAATCCGGTCACTCATAATCAACTGCATCGGGAACACTCCGGTAAGAGAAACAAGATACTCAATCTTTTCCTCGGCAGTGAAGTCTCCCTCTGGATGATACAACTCTATATTCTCTACAAGCTTCTTCAGTGTCTTCGGACGATCCACCGCCACGGTTGACCAGAAGTGTTTCATGCCACTGAACCTGTCGTCCATCAAGCTGTTCAACGCTTGACTTCTCACAAGAACATCGACAGCCTTCTTGTTGAGCTTGCCGTAGACAATGTTCTCATCAAACAAAAACTCTTCGATGGTTGCGAATGGTCGGTGGTCCACTATCTGTTTAATAGCAGCCTCGCCCAAGCCCTTGATCGAAGTCAGTGGTTGAATGAGAGTTTTATCGTCATCGGAAATCTCCCACACTGAGCCAGAAGTATTAATATCAATTGGTTGAATCCCAAAGCCATGCTTCTTCGCCAAGTTGATTGCCTTCTCTTTGCGCTTCTCTGGTTCCTTGTCCAAGAACGCAGCCATCCACTCAGCCGGATAGTAATTCAACAACCATGCACACTGGAAGCTAAGAATACTGTAGCTTACTGCGTGACTCTTGTTGAATCCATACCCAGAAAAGTATTCAAATGTTTCCCAGAGCCGTTCAGCTTCGGGGGCACGAAGCCCCTTCTTGATACAGCCAGAAAAGAATTTCTCATGCAGCTTCTTCTTAACCGCAACAGCCTTGCCCGTTCCCTTCTTGGTCAAGACCTTGCGAAGTGAGTTCCCCTCATCAAGAGAGATATTATCACCGAGAAGGTGAGCCAACATTGCAATCTGTTCCTGAAAGATTAAGAACCCACAGGTTTCCTCTGTCACCTCACGAACTACATCATTGATATACTCAATGCTATCGGGGTCAGCCTTGGCTTTAATATAATGTTTGTCTACCTTAGCCGACAGAGGACCGGGACGGAAGATCGCAGTCACAGCAGCAAGGTCAATGATGTTCGTCGGCTTTGCCCTTCGGCAAAACGACTGCGAGCCCTGCTCGGTGAACTGGAAGACTCCCGCCCAACGACCCTTGTGGAAAATATTTTCATACACCGACTGGTCTGTGAGATCAATTACATCTGGATGCAAGTTCTCATCATAAAACTTCTTCACGTCATCGAACGTCGGGTTTGGATTTCCATGCTTCCGTTTGAGGATGTGGCGAACCGCACCGTCAATCATGCGGAGTGATGCCAGCCCAAGAATATCAAACTTAATGAACCCCATCGGCTCAAGGTGACGAACATTCTGTCCCTCAGCCCACGGTGTTTGCCTCACACCACCACTATAAATCAGCGGCATGTTCCTGTGTAGGTTTTCAGCAATCACCACACCACCAGCATGACGAGAGCAACTACGAACCTGACCAACCAACGCTTCGATGTGTCCCTTAATGTCTGGATACTTCGCCAAGAAAGCTTGAAGCGTTTTGCTATACTTCATGACCTCTTCCCACGTCGGGGCATAGACGCCAGCAGTAATACCGTGGTCCTTCTTGGCAAGCGGCGTTGCCTCAAACAACATCTTCCCTGTCACAGCATTGACTTCGGTGAAGGGGATATTATAAAACTTTGAAATGTCCTTGACCAGCGAACGAAGTTGTAGTGTGTTCCAGTTTGAAATTGGAACCACCGTGTTCTCGCCCCACTCTTCAACCAGCAATTCCTTAATGGTCATCGGGTCACTAACATCATAATCAATGTCGGGATAATCTGTAGCATCAGCACGAAGGAACCGACCGAACAAGAGCCCATACTTAATAGGATCAACCTGTGTAATGTTCAGTGCGTATGCAACCAACGAACCCGCAGCCGAACCTCGACCGGGACTAACCAGTTGAATCTCAGATGACTTGTCGGCAATCGCCTTCATGGTCAAGAAGTATTTGCTAAACCCTCGGTCTTTAATTACCTCAAGCTCACCCTTGAGCCTGTCAATGTAACCTTGTTGCTTGTCTGACTCAACCCCATCAAGGATTCTCTTCAGCCCATCGACACTGTAACGTGCAAGGGCTTGGTCTTCGTCCATGCCTTCCGGCACCACAAAATCCGGCAAGCGAACTGTGGTGTCTGGCATAAAGGTTTCAATGCGACTCTTAGCAATGTCAGCAGTGAGCGTGATTGAGTCCATGATAATCTTATCATCGTATTCTTCACCACACTTCTCGGCATACTTCTTATATGCCTCCCACATCTGATCGCCATTCTTAGGATACAATTCGTAGCCCACCTCGTCAACCGAGTCTGGGAGCTTTGAGCCCTTGTCACTCTTACCAAGCCACGCCAACCGTCGATAAAGTTCACGGTCTTTCCAAGCGTCGGGCGTTGGGTAGTGGCTGTCGGCAGTAGAAATTAATTCAATGCCGAACTCGTCTGCCAGTTGAATGATAAACTTATTAATCTTGTGTTGGTCTGACGAAGCATTCCATTGAAGCTCACCGTACCATCGGTCGCCAAAGATTTCCTGCATGTTGCGGGTAGTCTCTCGCATAGCCTCAAGGATAGCCTCGTCGCCGTCGTCCTTGTTGCGCCAGTAGTCGTTAGAATAGATACCACTCAAGCAGGCAGAAGCCGCAAGGATACCATTGCTGTGTTCCTTTAGCATCTTATAGTCAATGCGTGGAAACCTGTAAAAGTTCTCAGGCTTGAACGACTTCGATACCAATTCAAATATATTGTTCAACCCCTCTTGGTTCTGAGCTAGAAGAATAAGATGACTACGCTGACGAAGAAGACCTTTAATCCGACGCTCTTCGGTTTCGACAACTGTACCACCGCTGTCCTTCTTCTTCATGCCTTTGTTCTTTTTCTCTGCTGCTTGGCGCTCATACTCTTCACGCCACTCATCCAGATCCTTAACGAAGTATGCTTCGATACCGAAGATAGGCTTGAAGTCTTTCCCTTCCTGCCTCATCTTTACAGCATGAAGCACCTGATGTGAGAGCCCGTTGGCATTGCCATGCTCGGTCAACGCCAGTGCGTTCATGCCATTGCCCCAAGCAAAATCCATGTGAGCATCGGGATAACCTAGCCCATCAAAAGGTGAGCCCGCAACACTGTGGGCGTGTAAGCCCACGAAGGGAATTTTTGATTCTGTTCTATCCATTTCTTTTCCTACTACTGATCTTGTCCAATTGGATTCCACTCACTATAGCTCATTCTATCTGGTTTGTCAAGTGTTTTCTTTGAACTTAAATAATTGTTGTAGCCGTCCCAATTGTCCACTCGACAATACCACGGCACTTCCGCTGTGTTTCTTTCTTCTATTATAACACACTCAAACACAATGTCAAGAGAAAAATGCCTTGCTGAATATCTTTTTTCAAGGGGTAGTTTGTTCCCCTTCTTGTCCAGCTTTGCCACGGCTTGCTCCCTCACTGCTCTCCTGCACCTCTTAAAATCCTCACCATCAAACGTGAAGCCTAGATACTCACCATCTTTAACAGATTTCCCATCGTGTGTCAAGCAAAAAGATGCGGGACTTGAAATTAGTTTTCGATGTTCACGCAGAACCTCAACCGGATACACACCATAAGGAAACGCAACATAGTATCTATCAGGGATGACCCACTTACTAAGCTGACGGCTGATGTGATACGCAGACAGCGCACCATACAAAGCACTCCAGCCTAAGCAGTCTCGTCGGTCACGATCCTTCGGGTGAATTGGAACATAAAAGATTGGGATTTGTTTCTCTTCCTCGGAGGAATATGGTCCACGCTTCAACGAAACAGGATCGTACACCCACTCGCCTATGCGTTCTCGCACCAAGGGCTGAGTCTCCTTGTGGCACACAATCCAAATAGTTTCACACCCTGCCATTGCACACTCAGCCACGGCTCGTTCCAGCGCAAGATATTCTTTTCCTATCGGCATCAAACTATCGTGCCAAGGAAAATTAAAATCTAATGGTTGACCAGCAATCGGAATGATGCCAGCCAAGTGAAAAGATTTCTGATTCTGTGCGCCAGACTCAATCATAAATAAACTCTAGCCGCTCCGTGGGTTCATAAATATTCTTTCCAATGGGGAAGACTTCTCTCAACGCAGTCTCAATCTTCAATGCATAGTTCGATGTTCCACTGCTCTGCCCCTTGATACCTGCGAGCCTCATCATTTCTAAAACCTTGAGCCTCACATAAGAATCTGACCAGCCAAACTCATCAAGCTGTTCTTCCGTCATGTATGAAACTGCTGCTGCATCTTTCCTGTCGGGGTGATGACCATCAAGCCTGTCGGTTGGATAGAAATGTACACAGCTAACAAAATCTGAAGTAGTTTTTAACCGTTCGTGTTCGTGCCTCATGCCACTACGAACATTGATCCAATCAATCACCTCATAAAGTTCGCTGGTCTTACCCTGCGACTCTGGCAACCCTTCGATGCCTTCGTCGCTAAAAACTATTAACTTATTAAAATTCACTTTGAAGAGATAAGAATTTTTACTGGTGATTTTCAACGGACCCTCTTCTTGATACCGAATGCTCTCAATCTTATCTGAGAACGGTATCAGCCCAGCCATCGACAACGAAAAACAAAACCGCCCATACTCGCCAACGATAAACTCTTCGCTGAATCTGTGAGGCGGCTTCGTCTTATAAATTATAATCGGTAGCTGCTTGTCAAACGCATATTTTAATGCTGATAAAGATCCACCGACAACCACCTTATCAAAGGACAACTCATGTTCCCGCAGCATCTTCTGCTCTTTTAACTGCTCTCTGAATCTGTCTAGCTTTTCTTAACACAGAGCGAGAATAGTTCATACCATTTTGATTGGGGTTCTTTCCCTTACAGCGATAGCCTGCGTTATAACCGCACAGACCAATTGTATAATTTTGTGTGCGGCACCTGCCAGTTCGACAGCGCCCATAGCGATGTAGCCAATAGCTAAAGATTTGACCGCCAACCTGAATTGAACGCTTGGCATCGTAAAGCTCTTGACAAGTATAAGGAATGCCCTCGGTCGCTCTGCCCCCGGTGAACCTTGGTATCACCTGAGTAAGACCACAAGCATTTGCTCTGCTTCTCGCCTTTGTTTTCCAACGACTCTCAACATGAATCAATGCTACTAAAATCTCTGGTTTTATATCTCGTTCTTGAGCAACCTTAACAACGAGATCCATGTGCTTACAGGCAAGGTCTGCGTTTGGCAAACCAAGACTCATAACTGCTGCACATAATATTTCCGCTACCATGTGCTACCTCACTCACTGTAAGTGCCAAGCACATAATTTTCCAAGACCAAGTGAACTGTTTCGCTTCCCAAATCAACGCTCTTAATCATGTGCCCTTCGACCAAAAGAATGTCGCCGGGTTGGGCATCAATGAATGAAGAGTCAGAAGACTTAGAGACAAGACGCACAGCTTCAATTGGTTTTGTCACTTGATATTCTTCGGGAACCAAAACTGTTGACGTGTCTTCAGGCTCATCTGGCTCAAACACCTCTACACATAAATGTCTATTACATGGCTTAAACATAATAACTCCTAACGTCTGTGATGGCAGTGTGCGGTATGACGGTGTTGTTGCCGTGCATTTGGTCGCTGATGCTGCCGTGCATGTGGTCGCTGATGCTGCCGCTGCGGGCGCTGACGCACCACTACAACGTTACCACTGCGATGGCGTGAGTGACGATACACAGCCACGCCCCGGTCGTGGTGACGATGCACCACAACCTTTGGAGCGTGACCATGATATATCACAACCTGTTCTTGCGGTACATAAGACCGATGATAGGCACAGCCTGTCACTGACAAGAGCAGCCACATTGTTGGTATTGTTAAAAACAATTTACTCATAGGCTACCCCTCACACCTTCAATCCGTTGACCTTTGCATAGAAGTCCATCAACTGTTCAATGTCGGTATCGTCCTTGACCAGACGAAAAGCCTTCACTGCAAGACTGATCTCTTCCTTGGACAGCCAACCGTTCTCAACGTAGTTAGCCTTCAAAGCTCGCTTCTGCTCCTTGAAGGGTTCCATTGCATCTTCGACTGCGGCAAGTGATTGAATATAATCACCAATACGCTGTTCCTTCTCGTCAATGGATTCCTCATTGTTTGTAGCTAGATTTGAATTACTCATCTTCTCTCTCCTTCTGGGTGTTGTTCCCAATTGTTTATATGTATATAATACACTATTTCTATCGGCTTGTCAAGCATTATTTTAACTTTTTTTGTGCTGTGATTACCCGCACTTAGCGTACCCACAGGAAGCACAGGTCACGCAACCGTCCTGATATACTAGAGAATCGTTCCCACAACTAGAGCATCCTTTGTCACTTGGAATCTCCCCGTCTTGAATATAATTCTTTAGAATTCTGGCGATGCATCTGGCGAAGCTGAACATATCACTGTCCTTATCTTTTTGTAGTTGCTCCACCATAAACCTGACCTTTGCTCCGTGACGCAACCCCAATGAAATCATACGAGTAAACGTAGAGTTGTTGGGATTATCGAACGCCTTGACCATATCCTTTATCGTAATAGTATCACCATTGAAACCAAATGTCAAGTCATATCTATTGTTTTTTGTCTTGAAGTTGTGCTTGGTTAGCTCCCCTTTGGTATATCTCTTGGGAATCTCAATCATGTTCGCTTCACCGCCCATAATCTCATAGGGTTTCCCCTCCATCAAGCCAACCAAGATCGTCCACTTCTCACCCTGAATCGTAGTGTGGTGAATATCACAGTCTAGAATCTCTGGTCGTCTAGGTGACTCATGCTGCGGGAAGTCAGTTAACTCGCTCTCTGCGAGCAACACTCCGCTGCGGCTCCCGTCCACATAGACAGTAACTCCCTTGAGCCCACTTCGCCAAGCATCCAGATACAATTCACCAACTACCTCCGGGTCAGTTCCTCTTGGCAAATTAATAGTTGAGCTAATCGCATGGTCTATGTGCTGTTGAATCACAGACTGAATTTCAATTCTTTTCTTCCAGTCAATCTGGTCAGACTCAACAAAGTATTTTGGTGGGGTCTTCCTGCCAGTAGCGGCAAGGTACTCCCGAACGTTGTGGTGATAAACTTTAAACTCTTTCCACCTGTCGCCAACGTCGTCTACAAAATCAGCCTCGGTATCGGCATCACTGTGATCCATCTTCCGACGACGGATATACGAATTACGAAAGACAGGCTCCAGCCCTGAACTGGTCTGTGATAAAATTGAAACGCTGCCAGTAGGAGCGTTGGTAAGAATAGAAATGTTTCTTCGCCCATACTCTTGCAACAGCATTTGAATATCGGCGGGCAATGTTTTAATAAAAGCATTGTCCTTTTCTTTCTCCCAATCGAATACTGGAAAAGCACCTCGCTCTCTGCCCAGCACTACGCTCTCACGATAGGCTTCCTCTTTCAAAGTTTTATAAATTTTCTCAGTAACTTTGATTGCCTCGGTCGAATCATAAGCCAAACGCAAACAAGCCAACGCATCGGCAAGACCGTGCGTTCCTAGTCCGGTGCGCCTTCCATCATCGCAAGCCTGAAGAAGCTTAGACCACATTTCCATCTCGTCCTGCGTGTCTGATACCTCAATAATGTTTTGAAGTTTCTCTGTCTCCAACTCCACCAAGTCATCTGATAGCCTCATGGATACCCGAACAACATCAGCAAACTTTTCAAAATCAAACTCCGCATCAGAGGTGAAGCTCTCCTTCACAAAGTTTTTAAGATTAATAGAGATCAACCTACAACTATCATAAGCCGACAGGGGAATCTCCGAACAAGGGTTTGTGCAAATTGTTTTAAAACCAACATCAGCATAGCTCTCGGCAGGAAGATACTTTATAATATTCCCCCACATCAGCAAGCCCGGTTCCGCTGTCGTCGTTGCCGACTCTACAATCGTACCCCATAACTCTTTGGCTGCAATACGCTTAGTCACAGTAGGTGTTTCGCTCTCAACTGGATACTGCAAAGTAAACTCTTCGTCGTTCTCGACAGCCTCCATGAACTCGTCGCTTATCTTAATTGAAACATTCGCACCTGTAACCTTTGTGAGATTTTGTTTCATGGTCACGAACTTCTCAATGTCAGGATGGCGAATGTCCATCGTAATCATCAATGCACCACGCCTCCCGTTCTGTCCAATCATCCGGCAGACATAAGAATAAAAATCTGCGAAGCTCCACGCTCCTGTGGTGGTGCCAGCAGAATTATTTACTGCCGTTCCATCCGGTCGCAAATCACTAATGTCAAGACCAACACCACACCTACGCTTAAATAGGTTAGCAAGATCCCTCCCTGCGTTAATGATAGATGAGATATTGTCTCCGGGTGACTCAACCACCACGCAGTTTGATAGTGATACGTTGACATAATCATTTCCAATCCCCATCATAGGTGAACCTTGAGGCACAATGTATTGAAAGTTCCTCAAGTGTTCGTAGATAGTTTCCTCGCTGAGTTCGTGTCCAGCGTTAAACTTTCTCTCCATTCTGGCAAACTCTTTTGCCAGCCTCTTGTGCATGTCGTCTGGATTTAATTCCTGCAACTCACCCTCTTTATTCTTGAGGGCGTACTTCGTCATCCAAACATTTGTAGCTAACTCATCGCCGTTGAAATATTCTAATGTTGATTTTCGTACATCATCCTCTCTCATTTTTTTTACCTTTTATCCTTCTTCTGTTGCTCTCTGAAATTCTTGTACCGTTCCCTTAGAACCTCTCCTTGATCCTTAGACGTAGGCACAAGCGCAGCTTGAGAGGCTGCTGTCTGCTGCAACACTTTCAGTGTTACGCTGCGAGTATCAATGAACATCGGGAATACCATTCCGTCCGGTCCACTTCGATTCTTCGCAATAAACATTCTTCCCTCATTGTTATTCTTATCTTCCACGGTTCGTGAAATTGTGCATATAAAGTCTGCCACAAAACATTTATTAAAAGCCTCGGAAATAGCCTCCATCGTAATGACCTCTGCATTCAAACCGCTACGATTGGTTTGCGAAGCTGTCCACAGTGGAAGCTCATATATCTGAGCAATCCCTCGTAGCTCTTCATAAATAGTTTCCAGTTCTGTTCTTTTCTCTCGATGAGATTTAATTGGTCTTAATAAATCTCCGTAATCTACGAGAACTAAATCAGGTTCAATGCCCCTCCGAATCAGTTTGTCCAAGTGATTCTTAATCTGGAGTGTGGTCGCTGATTTTGTAGGATATTCTTTAACAATTAGTTTGCCGTCGATCTCTTGAACAAACTCATGAATCTTGTTTTTGTAACTGTATACTTCGTTAATGGGAATCCCAGAAATCACACTATCATAACGAGTGGCAACAATTGTATCTGCCAACTCTAATGTATAGTGAACGACAGTCAAGCCAGCCTGTACCGCCTCGGCACCAAGATGTACCAGCGCCATAGACTTCCCAACACCCGTGGGTGCGATCACCACACCAAGCTCACCTCGACCTAAGCCACCTCTTGTAATCTTATCTATCATGGTCCAACCCGTAGAGACAGGGCTGCGAGTTTTGATCTCAAACCGCTGTTCAAAGTCGGCAAGATAATCATAACCAAAATTGCTGTCCGAACCCAGCTTGAGCGCATCATTGATGGTGGTGCTGATCTCGTCATAGCTAGAAGTTTTAATAAGCCCGACACACTTGAGCATAGCACTCTTAAGTTTCTGCTTCTTGCAGAAATCCAAAGCCACCTCCTTGATATGCTCTGCGTTCTCAACGCCAGCGTCACCAGAAAGAATCCGCACAAAATACTGACGTACTTGTTGCTGTGCTACCTCGCTCTCGTCATCAATCTCCGCTCGGAGAATGGTCGTCATCGTATCACGGGACGGATGGGTGCCATACTTATCTCGGTATTCAAACAACTTCTTAACAAAAAGTTGAAGGTGTCCAAGCTCCAAAAAATTTAAATCCATGACCTCGGTGATCTGATCTGCGAAGACCCTATCATCCAGCATTACCTGAACAAGATTCTCTTGGAACCTAGTTCCATACCGAGAAAAATCTGACTGCTCACTTGACATTCCTTACTCCCACCCTTCGTGTACAAACCTGTTGAATGTTTGGAACATTGTGTTCCAGTTTCCCTCGCCAAACCCATCTTGAATCATCATCTTACGAATCTCAGTCTTGTTAAACTCTGGCTTGAAATCTTTTATTGTGCGCTTCAAGTGAAGCTTTCCTTGCACCGGAATCATGGGGGCGTACAGTTGCATCATCTTATAATTAACCTCGACTTTATCAAATTCCTCAATTATTTTTTCATAAGCTTTGACTGAGGATTCTTCCGCTTCGGCGTTACAAAACACCCTCACTTGGTCACAAGTGACGGTAGTTTGTTCCGCTAAGAACGGCAAACGTTTTGCAACAGTGGGCAAGCCCACGCCCTGTACACCCGGCAAGTTGTCTGACTTGTCACCAGCGATAGCTCTAGCCAACGCAAAGTTTGTTGGGTGAATACCAAACTTCTCTACAATTGCATTCTTGTTCAGCACCTCTTTTTGGATTGGTCTGAACACAACCGTATTGTCATCACACAACTGAAAGAAATCTTTATCACTGGAGATAATCACCTTCTGCCAATCGGCATACTTCGGTTGTTGTACTGTCCAGCTAATCAAATCGTCTGCCTCTACCTCTGGGAGCATCATCTGAATGATGGGCATATTATTTAGAAGCTCGACTAGCCTAGTCTGCTGCCAAACTTTATTTTCCATTTCTTCGTTCTCGGTCATGTTGCGAATGTCTCGGTTCAAACGAATGGGCTTACGCCCCTCTTTATAACTCTTGACAATCTTCTTGCGACGATAAGAACCGCCCGGTCCATCCCAGCAAATTACAACTGCGTCGGGGTTCATTTCTCGCAACATTTTTTGGAGAATTTTTAAGAACCCCTTCACTCCCCCGATAGGCTGACCGTTGGTGGACAGCGACGGGTCTACAATGTATGCCCTGAAATACATATTCAAAGCATCTATAACCAGTAATCTTTTCAAACTAAACTCCTACTACTTGTGCCAAATCAAAGCTGTGATTGAGCATACCGTGTCCCTCGTTTCTGTATCCATATGGATTACAAATGACCCGTGTATCGCCTATGACATAATCACATGATTCATGTGTGTGTCCGTGAAGCCACAACGATGGCTTCTTATCTAAAATGGTTTCGCTCATATCACATACAAAAAACCTGTTCATTTCTGAAGTTTTGAATTGATCTGCAATACTCAACGTGCATGGCAAGTGATGTGTGACTACAATGTCTCCCTCTTGAATGTTGTTCGTCAGGTACATTTGTGTCTGGTCGTTCTCTTTATAGACCCAGCCCTTAAATCCTTGAATCGTTTTAAAGTCTGTCATCTGTCCTTCGTGTGCCCAATTGCCGGGGGCATCAGGGAACCACAACGTAGCTCCAACAAACCTTTGACCGTCAATCACCGTGTCACTATTATTGAGCCAGTGAAAATTCTTGTAACGTTTAGAGATTTTGTGCATAGCTCTGTTTACCACCCCTCGATTGGAATGGTAATACTCATGGTTGCCAACAACATATACAACGTGTGGCACTCTAGAGCATAGAATTTTTAAAACATCATGCAAGGTATCGACGGTTCCTAAATCACCCGCCACCACCAGCACATCAATACCTTCTGTATCAAGCTTGGTTGCAAAGCTGCGTCCCTTGTCATCGTGGAACTCACAATGAATATCACTAATCAATTTAATCTTCATAGCCTATCTCAACTTCCTCCGTAAATTTATATGAATCCCAATCATCGGGACCAACTGTATAGACAACCTTTTTGATGCCAACGAACTTCATAACTTCGTGACACATCGAGCAAGGCTTGCTCATCTTCCACTCACCATCTTTATTAACTCTCGCCGCATAGATTACACCGCCCTGCGTCATGGCTTTGTCAAGCCCCAAGACACATGCAGTCTCCGCATGATGCGTAGCCCTGCCCGGTTCAACCCTGAACCTTTGTCCGAATGCTGTATGGTTGTCACTGTTCGCAGCGATATTCAAGATAGAACCACCACGGACCAAGACCGCTCCGTGTCGGAATATATCATGACCTGATTGTTCTGCTGCTTTTGCTGCCAATTTAAGACAGCGACTCTCTTTACACATCACACGACCCAATAAAAAACCTTCATCCATATTAGATATAATCTAACACAGTTGAAGGTTTTTGTCAAGCATTAATTTCACTTTAAGCTTCTTGCGGTTGGGGTTCTTCTTCTTCTCCGTCAACGTCATAGAAGCTTGCAGCTTCTCCCTCACGCCGATCAAACTTTAGAATAACTTCGTTGTCCATGATTTCAAGAACTCGTTCCCTAAATTTTTCGTCTTGCAGCTTTTCTACCCAACCACTAGATTGAAACTTTTCGGTTGCTCCATCTGGATACTTGAGCGTGTACCATGCTCCGCTGTTTAAGCAGTTCTCTGTGCCCTTGATAGCTTCAAGCCAGCTTTCTTGATCTTGAATACCAACCTCGCCACCCCAAAGGATTTTGAAAGCGCACTGTCTACCTTGAGTCCCAAAGCGAGACTTCTGAACTTTTACCTTTACTTCGGAGCCAATGCGATAGCCGTGGTCATCCGTAATAAAAGAAGCCTTTGCCTTCCGACCCGTTAACCAGATACGAAGACTATAAGTATAGTGCATCGCTTTGCCACCGGGGGTAAAATATGGTGTGGTCATAGCCTCAGCCACGTTGCTGGTGATGTTGGTCTTCAACTGGTTCAGAACCAAAAGTGTTGCTTCTGCATTAGCAATTGGTTGTACCAGCTTCGCCATACCCTTTGAAAGAATTCTCGGCTTCACCGCCATTGAACTCAAAGGATTAAAATCTCCTGCAATATCTGTGTTGCTGGGAGTCAGCGCAAGACTATCCCAAATGAATAGTAATCGGTTATCGGCACTGCCAACCAACTCTTCAATCGTTTCCAAAACAAACTCAACGGATGCTGCTTGAATATATAAAATATTTTCTACATCACACCCGGCTGCTTCAAGAAACGCTGGATCAATTGCTGACTCGGCATCAAAATAAATAACATCAATACCCATCTTCTGAGCATTCGCTGCCACCTGTGCTGCCATATAGGATTTGCCTGTGGACTCAAGCCCTGCAATCTCGGAAACCTTACCAACTGGAATACCTGCCAGCTTCCCCCGGCAAACAATACTGTCTAACCAGCGTGAACCTGTAGGGATAAAATCTTTAACTTCGGTCGGGCTTCCGTTGCTTAAATTAAAAGCAACATTGGTTCCCGCCTTCTTATTAACTAGCTTTCGCATGTCTGCAATAGATAGCTTACCTGCTTTAGTTTTTTCTTTTGACACTTCGCCCTCTCTGTCTTATTAAAAAGTGAGACACCTGTAACCCCGTGCCTCCCTGCGGGACTTACTTCACTCTACTTCGTTTGAACAAACTGGTAGAGCTTTTCAGCTTCAATAAGAACATCTTCCGTCGCATAAGGACTGATGGGCTTACGTTTGTAACCTCCATCGTTCTCTGCAAGAAAATGTTCGTTGTCAGATTGCCGACAAATGCGGCTCTCAAGAATTCCGACTGCCATTCCTAGCAAATCGGTGCGTAGTTCATACGCATTTCTATTGTCATTACTCATTTTATACCTCCTGTGTATGTGTGTGTTGAGTAACACGTTAAAATGAGACACCTGATAACCCTATGCCTCCCTGTGGGTATAGCTAACCGACTCTAACCGAGGAGATCGCTAAATGCTTGATCGACAGAGGTAGACGTATCAGAGGTAGTAGTCCCTGAGTTGCCATACTTCTGCGTTTCAGATGAACCCGCCTCAGCACTTCCATCCGATGCAAGATATTCATCAAGCAACGTCTGAACGTCTTCGGAGGTCTTACGCTCAAAGAGCCCACTAATCTCTGGAACAGTTTCCAAGAGTTCAGCACACTCTTCCGCCGTCATGTCTGGGCAAATGCTAGACGTGCGACGATTAGGGGTCAGGCGAGTGACCGGGAACGCTGCACCAGCAGGCTTACCATAATTAATAGTAAGATCCGTGCCAGCTTCAGGGTCCGTAATATCCCCATACTCAGGGTTGAGGACGAGGTTAAGAAGCTGCTCATACACAGTCTTACCATATCCCCAAATACGAACACCCTTGCTCTCTTCACCACGAACAACAACCGGAGAGAAGAAGCGTTGACGAGCCATCAGGCTCTTCGCCATCTTCGTAGCTTCCTCCGTCTGTTCATTAAAGAGAGAGCGAACAAAATCATTCAGAGGGTCTGCCTCTCCGAAGTTCCTGTACGGGCTCAGAAAGCCAGCGTTCTTGCCCAAGTTGTAATGAAACCAAAACTCCTTGAACGGATCACCGTCAGCAGTCGGAACAATACGAACAATCTGATTACCGTCTTGCGGTCGCCAGAAAGCAGAGTTCCTTCCACCCTTACCCTTAACTGCGTTAAGTTTATTTCTCATCTTATCTAGATCAATACTCATTTTTACTTCTCCTATGTTAAAGTCAACCAGCAAATCTTCTGGCTGCTAAGTATGTATATGATAACCCATATACGAGGTTTTGTTAAGCACTAATTACAGAATTATTTTGAAGCGTATGATCCTTATGGTCATACTCATCAACTGTTCCAATCACAGTATTGTGATTGAAGACTCGGAATCCACTCTGTTCAAGATCCCAAACCAATTCTAGCCCTTCCTCCAAGGTACGCTCGCCACCAGTGCCAGTGAGCTTCGTATCAAGAAATCCGGTCGGAAGGTCCGTCAAGTGAACAAAGTTCATTGTTCGGGCATCCCCATTCTTCTTAGTAAATGTTCCAACAAATGCTTTCATTTTCTCTCCTAATTGCGACCACTTTCAAATGGTCAGTTGTTATTGTCTGTATAATATAACACAGACTCTAAGGTTTGTCAAGGTTTATTTTTTCTTTTTCTGGAAAAACTTGTATCTGATTCGTGTGAGCCACGCAATAGCCTAGATTATCTGCATACTTAGTAGAATATACCATGTAGCTCACCCGGCTTTCTTCCGTGCTGCGCTCTCGTATCTGTTCTTTTATCGAGCCGAACAATTTGTCATCCTTTTCCAGATTCGATTCATTGATAGCATAATAATAGCACCGATCTGTCACTTTGTCAAGAGGAAAAAAGAAACTTTCTTCATTTTTTTCTATGTTCATGACGCCAATCGTAGAAATCCTTGAGGCGTCTAGTGTTGGCACAGTGCTTTTATGTTCTGGTTTTGTGTGGTTGAACACTGTCACCATATGAAACGTCGAAGTAATTACATCATTCAACTTTTGATAATATTCATTGAAGGGAACATCGCCAATCAACTTTTCAATCACCGGGTTGTGAATTAAATATAATCTTTCAAAAACTCCTGACCGAGCATACTCTTGAAGCACTCGGTAGACCAACCTCTCTTGTAAAAGCTTATCGCCGCTGAGAAGTTCAGTGTCGGGTTTGATATAAAGAACATGCACCCTCTTGTCGAGGCTGTGTAGCTGCTGAAGAATTTTCAAAGCTGCGCCCGAAACAAATCCAGAGCCACCCAACACAAACAGAATATCTTCTCCCTCGATCTGAGAAAAGAACTCTGACATATCTGGCACGTTCTCTTCATACTCTCGGTGAGTCAAGCCCACGTTAAGAGAGAAGAGGTTCTTGCTTTCCACGTCTGGCAGACCCGCATCAATTTTATACACTGAGTATTGAGGATATGCCGAGAAGCCATCAGCCACCCGGCAACCTGCATCGCCTAGTCCAACTATTGTTTCCATGCTATCCTCTCCATGTTTCCGAAATCCTTCCCCACGCTCACGTTAATCTTATAATCCCCAAGCTCAGTCTGGGAGAAGGTTCTTAAAATCTCTGGCAGCAAAGGCTTGTCATCGTTATGTAAGTCCAACACCATGCTGTCGTGGATGCACAGAGAGACATAACTCTTACGCCCCTCCAACATCTTATCGACAACGCATAGCTGACGCAGAAACAAATCGCTGGTCGTGCTTTGAATAATGTAGTTCAAGGCGTGATGGTCATCAGCCGGAATTGTTCTACCGTAAAACGTCTGCACTCTCTCTCCGTTGTAGTGTTTCTCAAGCACCAGTTCCTTATTATAATACGCTTCGGCTTTTTTGTTAAGGGCTTTCGGATTATAAAGCCATGCAAATATCTTTTTCTTGGCTTCTGCCCTCGTCATATCCTCATCAAAAATATTCTTCATGTTCCACTCATGAAGATCCTCGGTCGGCTGCTCATGCCCAGACAGGGCAAGCAAGGTTCGTAGCTCTGCCCCGTTCAAATCTATCTCAACCAACCAATTGTTGTTGGGTCTAATCACAGAGCGTAAGCTGGTGTCTAATGTTAGGATCGGGAAGCTACCTCTCTTCGTGGTAAGGCGACCCGTCTTCGTGCCGAAGAGATTGTACACAACTTTGTTATCACCCTTCTTGAGAATCTTCTTCCAGAAGTCTCGCACCCGCTTCTCACCAAGGCGACTCTTCAATGGATTAAGATCGAGCTTCAATTCTCTTTGGCTCATCGCCAACAGCACCCGTGATAGGTCTACCAAGAAATCATAATTATCTGGCTGGGGATAGTTCTTCAAGACGTGTTCGGTTATGCGCTGCTTTGTGTCGAAGAACTCCAACAAGAATCTTTCCGGCACCAAATTATAAAAGCAGTGCTCATCAAGCTCAATCTTCCCCTCGCCAAAGGAACGAAGATATGCTTTGAGCTTGGTGGAAACTTCCTGCCAATTCAACCGTAAACTCTCAGGACAAGCCTCCCCCAAACTCTGCCCACCACAATAGAGGTGTGCATACTGCACTGCTCTAGTGTTCAGGTGGGGGGTGTACCCCCATGTACCCGTCACCTCTTCCGGCAACGCTCCGTATGTCAGATGACCATTGGTGTAGTATCCTATGCACTCGCCCTTGTCATCTAATGGTTGAACCAACATCAA